ATGGCAAAAGCTAACATTTCTCCTGGGATGCAACAGTATCTGGACATCAAAAAAGATTATCCAGATGCTTTTTTGCTTTTCAGGATGGGTGACTTTTATGAATTATTTTATGATGATGCTGTCAAGGCAGCGCAACTTTTAGAGATTGGTTTGACCAGTCGCAACAAGAATGCGGAAAATCCAATTCCCATGGCAGGAGTGCCACATCATTCTGCCCAGCAATACATTGATGTGTTAATTGAGTTGGGTTATAAGGTTGCTGTCGCAGAACAAATGGAAGACCCAAAGCAAGCTGTTGGGGTGGTGAAGCGTGAGGTCGTTCAAGTCATAACTCCTGGAACGGTTGTGGATTCAGCTAAGCCAGATAGCGCCAATAACTTTTTGGTAGCTGTTGACTTTGATGGTTGCTGTTATGGATTGGCTTATATGGATGTGTCCACAGGTGAATTTTGCGTGACAGATTTGGCGGACTTTACGAGTGTTCGTAGCGAAATCCAAAACCTCAAGGCAAAAGAAGTCTTACTAGGTTTTGATTTATCTGAAGAAGAACAGACGATTTTGGTCAAGCAGATGAATTTGCTGCTTTCTTATGAAGAAACGGTCTATGAAGATAAATCTTTAATTGACGGTCAATTGACAACGGTAGAACTGACAGCGGCAGGAAAACTCTTGCAATACGTTCACAAAACACAAATGCGAGAACTCAGCCACTTGCAAGCCTTGGTTCACTATGAAATCAAGGATTATTTGCAGATGTCGTATGCCACTAAGTCAAGTCTAGATTTGGTAGAGAATGCTAGAACGAATAAAAAACATGGGAGTCTGTATTGGCTGTTAGATGAAACCAAGACAGCTATGGGGATGAGGCTTTTGCGCTCATGGATTGATCGACCTTTGGTTTCTAAAGAAGCTATTTTAGAGCGTCAAGAAATTATTCAAGTTTTTCTGAATGCTTTTATTGAGCGAACAGATTTAAGCAATAGCTTAAAAGGTGTTTACGATATCGAACGCTTATCTAGCCGTGTGTCTTTTGGCAAGGCAAATCCGAAAGATTTACTTCAATTGGGGCATACCTTAGCCCAAGTGCCTTATATCAAAGCCATATTAGAGTCTTTTAACAGCGCTTATGTTGACAAACTTGTCAATGATATTGACAGTTTGCCTGAGTTGGAATACTTGATTAGAACAGCCATTGATCCAGATGCACCAGCAACTATTAGTGAAGGAAGTATTATCCGCAATGGTTTTGATGAGCGCTTGGACCATTATCGTAAAGTAATGCGAGAGGGGACAGGCTGGATTGCGGATATTGAGGCCAAAGAGCGTCAAGCAAGTGGCATTAATAACCTAAAAATTGATTACAATAAAAAAGATGGTTATTATTTTCATGTTACGAATTCAAATCTTAGCTTAGTTCCCGACCATTTTTTCAGAAAGGCAACTTTAAAAAATTCTGAGCGTTATGGAACAGCAGAATTGGCTAAGATTGAAGGTCAGATGTTAGAGGCTAGGGAAGAGTCATCTAGTTTAGAATACGATATTTTTATGTGTATTCGAGCTCAAGTTGAAACCTATATTAATCGTTTACAGAAACTGGCTAAAACTTTGGCAACGGTGGATGTTTTGCAAAGTTTAGCAGCCGTTGCCGAAACCAATCATTATATCCGGCCGCAGTTCAATGATAATCATGTGATTAAAATTCAAGAAGGTCGTCACGCGGTTGTTGAAAAGGTTATGGGAGTGCAGGAATACATTCCCAATAGTATCTCTTTTAACCAAGAGACAAGCATTCAATTGATTACAGGTCCAAATATGAGCGGTAAGTCGACTTATATGAGACAGCTGGCCTTAACGGTTATCATGGCCCAGATGGGCTTATTTGTAGCTGCTGACCATGTTGATTTGCCTCTATTTGATGCGATTTTTACGCGTATTGGGGCTGCTGATGATTTGATTTCTGGGCAATCAACCTTTATGGTGGAGATGATGGAAGCAAATCAAGCAATCAAACGAGCCAGTGACAATTCCCTTATTCTATTTGATGAACTAGGGAGGGGTACGGCAACTTATGATGGTATGGCACTGGCTCAGGCAATTATCGAATATATCCATGATAGAGTTGGTGCTAAGACCATGTTTGCAACGCACTATCATGAGTTGACAGACTTGTCAACTAAGTTGACAAGTCTAGTCAATGTTCATGTAGCAACGCTTGAAAAAGATGGCGATGTAACCTTCCTTCATAAGATTGCTGAGGGACCGGCGGATAAATCTTACGGTATTCATGTAGCAAAAATAGCAGGACTTCCTGAGGCCCTGCTAAGCAGAGCAGATGAGGTGCTTACGCGTTTAGAAGCGCAAGCACAATCTGCTGAGATAATATCAGTCCCTTCAAAAGTTGAGCCAAGCAGCGCTGCTAGAGAGGGACAGTTATCGCTGTTTCCTGATGAGGATAAGTCTCAGGAGATTATTCACACGTTAGAAGCTATTGATGTGATGAACATGACTCCACTTCAAGCAATGACAACCCTTTACGAATTGAAAAAGTTGTTATAGCTTTTCAGCTGAAAATGAAAAAGATGCTTTCTATATTGAAGGCATTTTTTATGCTGTCAAAAATGGTCCGAGACCTTCGGCCATTTATTAAGTATGTTATAATAGTCCATAAGAATGCGAGGAAATTATGACAAAAATTATTGGACTTGGATTGGCAGTCTTTACAAGGTATTGACAGTCCTTAAGCATTGATATGACTGTGTTTTTGAAAAAATATAGGTTTTAAGTTTCCTTAGACTTCCCTCAAAAGTCCACAAAAAGGTGAACAAAAAAAGACCTTTACAGGTCCTTTACACAATGAGTTCAGCAGGCAAGAACTAGCGTAGTTTAAATACTACGCTTTTAGTTTGCCCTATGGCTTATTATAGCACGATTAGTGTCATTGAGGAAAAAACTACCCTCTCAACCAGCCTTTAAAGTTCCACCACTGGTCTTGGAAGCTGTCACCTACACGTTGGTACCAGGTTTTATTCGCTTCTTCTTGTTGCTGTTGTTTAAATGATTTTAACGCATCATCTTCTTGGTCTCGTTTCTCAAGTTCCTCTTCAATTTTTTTGATTTCTTCATCATATTCCTTATCTTCTTTTATAGATAAGGAGTCTCTATAAAAAGCAGAGCCGGCATAAAAGCCATCATCTCCTGTGAATGAGAAGGTCAATCTTTCTCCTTTTTTTAAAGGAGAATCTTTTAAGCTAATAGTGTAAGGAGTGTTATCGTAGTATTGTCGATAGGGATCAGTCATGTAAGAGGGGCGACTGTTCGTCGTGGGAAGATCAGGTTGTTCAGCTAAAGTTCCCCAGTTTTTGCTATAAGGATCAGTGTTTCTGTAAAGTCTCACCCACCAACCTTTAGGTATATAAACTTTTACCTCTTTATCTCCAACAAAAAAATTTGACACAGTGACTTCTGGTACTTTTTGCTGCGGTCCGTCAAGTATAAATTTATTTTGTGTAGTCTCCTCATCCGCTCTAACGCTCACAGCACACATTGATAGACATAAGGTAGCTAAAACTAATTTCTTTTTCACTATATTTTATTTTCCTTAAAATTAAATATTGACCTCCATAATAACAGCTAATTAGTCAAAAAATTCATTCTATTTTTTGTGATTTAATAATATTTTGGTCTTATAAATAGGGATTTTGAACGATTATGAAACATTGAAGTTTGATTGTTTTACTTTAGATATTAGAACCAACTAAATTAGAGCTATATTAATATTTATTTTGTGTCATAAGCGAACATTATTTTTTAACGCCCCGTCCCTGTAAAATTCCACAAACTCAAGCAAAGCTCTTTTCTTGGTCTCATAATACCAACTTTGACTTCTTTTAAGTTCTTCCATAATGTCCTGTTGAGGTTTTTTCTCACCGATCAAGTAACACTCAATCAGTATCTTTCTATACTCTATCTTAGACAGTTGATTAATGGCATACCTAATAGCGTCTAGTTCCTCTAGGGCGCATTCTCGGCTTATTTCAAGGTGTTTTCTGCGCGTGGGATGGTAATTTATATCAAACTGGTAAAGCTCGGTATAAGTTAAATCAAGGCTATTAGCGATACGTTGCCATCTATGGAATTCTTTCAGCTTACGAATAGCGTTCTTCTTGCTCATCTAACACCTCTAAAGCTTCTCTATGTAGTTTGAACACAGTGTTTCTTGAGTAACCTAGTTTATCGAGTATCTCGTCCCATGATAAGTCATCCACGTATCTAGCCTTAATAACAGCTATCTGTCTCTCATCTTGGAGTGTGGCGATCATGGCTAGTCTCTTATCACGTTCTTTAGCTAAATATAAGAGTTGTTTAGCTGTACCTTTTTCGATATATCTTATTGCTTCAGGATTATGAAAAGCATTTATCAGCTTGATGTCTTTATCTCGTTGTTCCTCAAATAAGGTTATTAAAGCGAAAAGTGGTTTCAATTCTTTAAGTTGTTCTTTAGCGCTCATGGTCTTTTCTCCTGGTTATGGTATAATTTATTTAAGCTTAAATTTAACCAAGGGGGCGTTCGTATGGACGTCTTTTTGTTTTGTTCGTTTTGTAAACTAGATATTTTTTGTAGTACTTCGCTTTTGGCTTCTAAAATCGTTTCTAAGCACTTTTTAGAGTTTATAGTATAAATCATCAACTTAGTAGCTAGAAGCGCTAAAACAATGTTTTATTTTAGTCTTAGATGGTTATTCTTTGTGGCAGGGTTATGGGCTAAAATGAGATGTCAAATCCTTTCATATCAAGTTTTTAATCTTCGGTGAAAATTTCAAAAAGGGAATTTTTTGCACGGAAAAGGGCGCGTTCTTAAGTTTCCGAACAATATAGCCCCGTTTAAAAATGAAGGGGGTAGTTTCCGAATATTATAGCCAGTACCTGTCACCCTTATCCATATAGTAATGAAATCTTCTCCAGTGATAAAGGTATTTGGTTAATCTCATGTACTTTGGACGTTTAGGAAAGTCATCACGACTATAATATCCATGAATGTGTCTTGCTTCTGGATTTACTTTCAAACACTCTTTAAAGGCTAATTGCCAATAGTAGCAACAGTCTGTCTTGCTTCGATTGAGCGTGGCTTGATGAACCTTCTGACAAGAACCACAAGCAAAGGCATGAGAAGCCTTAAATAATTTCCGACAACGTCTCTCACAGTCAGGACACACGAAAAAGTAACGTTTACCACCATAAGTTCCTGGAATCGTTTCAAGCAATAGGCCTTGACCATTGTAGTGAATCACTAGCCCATCTAGGTCTATGCGGATAGCTTGGTCACCTATTGATCCTGTAACTCTTGTCTTCCCCTGTATCTTCATTGGTTTAATGATATTTTCAATAGATAGTTCTAACATTCTTTCTCCTTAAAACTCAAACAACCCAAAACTATTGGTAAAACGACAAGAAAGAGGGAAAAACCTCTGAATGTCTATTTAACGAGTAACTGACCTTCAACAACCATATCATACAAATGGTTAAAGGCTTGACTGATAGACTCAAGGATGGCCCCTAAGTCTTCTGGCGTCATCTCTTTATAATTCATAGAGAGGTGTTCAGCCAGTTGGTTGTGATCGGAGATGAAGGCTATAAGTGTGTCTCGATTATTAACTTTCCCTTGAGTACTTTTAGATAAAGAAACCACGCGCTGATGATCAAGTTCTTCATCCGTCATATCCTCAGATTGGTTGTAATAGTCCTTGAAACTATCACAGATACGCTTGAAGACTTTGTTTAGTTTTCTATCTTCAGCATATTTTAAGACTAACTGATTAGCATGACCACCTTGGTCATCATTGTGATAAGTTGCGTCAATCACTGGTTGCTCATAGGTCCCAGTCATATAGCCTAAAATAGCATGGCAGGCTACTTGTGCGGTATCAAAGTTTTTAAACGTGTAGTGGAATGTGAATGTCTTTGGTGTGTCTGAAAATGTTCTCATATTATTTCTCCTTTGTGATTGCTATAATGTCTGATAAATTGATGATGGCAGAAGGACATGCTACCCAGTTTGGTTGTTGGCCAGATAAAAGATATTTGATCAACTCATCATAGAGGGTGCGGTCTCCTTGTATGGTGATGGTGTTGCCACCTCGTGTGTGTAATTTTAGTTTCATATCAGTTACCTGTACAAGACCAATAAAGAAGTTGTGGTACTCATGTCTTCATAGTTGCCATAAGTGGCTTCTGAAAATTTGATGTCTATCACAGATACCGATAGGGTAAATTGATTGACCCGATATTCAAAATCATCTAGTGATTCATTGTGTTTTTGATAAAATAGTTTGATTTTCATTATATAACCTCCGAATTTTATACGTTTTATACGTTTGGTTTTTCAAACGTATAAAATTTAAAGTCAGTCGTATCAAGGGTTTAAGTTTCTTTTTATACGTTTTATACATTTTATACGTTAAATTTAAAAAGTGTATATAAGGATTTTATAAGGGCTATTTATTAATACTCTATACGGGAAATTTTTAAAATAACGTGTTAAACGTGATAAACGTATAAACCCCTTGATATGACTGGGCTATTTCTTTATACGTTTAATTTTTTAAATGCTAAAACGTATAAAATGGCTAAGTTTTCTTTTGCTTTTTGTGCGTCGGCCAATGATTGTAATATCCACGTTCATTCTTTGGCTTTTTCTGTTTTTCGGGTGATGCTCTACCGTTAGCGTAAGATGCGCTAGCAAACAGAGGTAGATCTTCTTTAGGATAAAAACCTGTATGGAGCTGTCGGCCTACTGGTATGACCTTCTGGCCTGCTTCAAACCCTTCAGGAAGATTGCTTTTGATTTCTTTATGTAACCCTCTTTCTGATTTTATTTGTTTGATGTCATAGTATTCTAAAAAGCCTTTCCAAACATGATAGACAAAGCTATTAGGAATAAATTCGCTGGTGAGCTCATCCGTGAAGAACTTAGAAACGAAGTCAATAACTGGGTTCATCTCTTTATGGTGTTCTTCCAGTATCTCAATAGATGCTTTTGGATTAATGTCAGTGATTGGTGTTTCAATCGCTAGCTTAAGTAAGTACTCAAGAACTTCTTTGCGATTAATATAATCATTTCTGATAGCTTTGTTGGGCTTTCCTTTAAATACTTTGGTAAAAGGTAAAATCCTAAAGCGTCTATCAATGGCGGACTTATCACCGTTCATCCGTGGTAAACCGTTGGAAGATTGTACCACAGTCATGTTTAAACGGATACTATATGGGCGTTTCCCCTTGTCCTCAATCGTCATAATGTCACCCGTGGCTAAACTAAATATATCAGACGTATCTTTGATAACCGCGTCTTTTTGAATATCATCACCAATTACAATGGATTTCCCTAGAAGTATCGAAGTAGTAAAGCGACTTTTTGCTAGCTCTGTTATTTTAAGGCTTGCCACGTTATCCATACCCACTAAATTAATGAGTAATTGCTGAAAAGTCCCTTTTCCTGTCCCACCTTCACCGAATAACCAGAAGATTTTCTGTAAGGATTGACCTGTGATGCTAGCTTTAATAATCTGAATAGCAAGGTTATAAAGTTCGGCGTCACCGTCAAACAATTCTAAGAGCCAAGCAGTAGGTTTCCAGCCCTTTATTGTGGGTTCTTTAGCTTTCTTATTGTAACCCGTCTTAATTTTACGAGTGACGGTTATATCTGGAGTTAATTCTTCAAATTGACCAGTTTTATAATTGTAGAGCTGATTTCCGATAACTGTATATTCTCTTTGAATCTCCTTCAGTTGACTTTGCCTAGCAATTTTGTAAAGTGTGTCAAAAGCTTGTTTTTCAGTCGCGTTTGGGAAAATAACTGAAATGAGATCTTGTAAAAACTCATTGTCTTCTAGCCAAACCCCGTGATCAGGATGAAAAAAGTAAAGTGGGGCTTTTTGTCCTTGAGCTTCAGGTTTAACTCGAATAAAGCGGAGATAGTGTTTGAGCATAATAGCCACGCCCAAAGGTGTTTTAGGTAAAGCTTTTTCACTGGCTTCTTGTCCTTTTTCTTTAGCTAATTCTTCATGTTGTACCTCGGTCAATCTACCCGCTTTTACGTTCTCAAGGTGTTTGCTATCAGCCATAACGCCATCATAGGCAATCTTGAAAGCTTCATCTTTCATCTCTTGACATTCCTTGATAAGCTGACCTCTAACACCTTTGAAAGTGCTGAAATATTTATCTTCATTCTCACGCGCTTCAGTGATTTCATTTTCTAAGTTTTTCAAATCTTCTTGCTCTATGGTTCTACCCTCTCTTTCTGTATTCTGCTTTAGCAATGCTGGTAAACGTCCTATCTATCTCATCAATGGGTAGTGGCTTAGTTGTCACGCTGTTAGCTATTTGTACCAGCTCATAAGCCGTCTCTAAATCACAATCCACCCATTTATTAAATAGCAAGCCAACAAATTTAGTTAAGGCCACGTTGCGCCCGCCTTCGTTTCCAAAACCATTAAACAAGGTATCTATGACCCTCATGGTAATAGAACGCTGACTTCTAGGGCGTGGCGTGTAAGTAGTAACAACTTGTCTGTTTGGCGTGCTACCATTTTTAGGAACAGGATAATCAAGACCATGGTTCACATAGCGCTGATAGTCCTCTGGGTCGCCTGTTGTAACGGGTAAGCCTTGTAATTGCGACCAGGTAAGACTAGCTAAATCAAAAGGCAGTCCAATCTTATCGGCTATCTCCTTGACCACTTGTTTATAAGTTGCTTCAGTCATCACGTCACTAGGCTTCATGACAAGGCGATAACGGGGCTTCTCGGGGGTGTGTTTAATCGTTGGATAAATAATATAACTATACTCCCAAAGCGTCTGAGAAACGATTTTAGGTAGGTTGACGCCTGTTTCTATCTCGTCATAGTCAAGAAAAATCAAATCGCGATAAACTAAACTAGCATTATTGCGCTTATAGCTACCGTTTTTCTCTGCTGTGACCTTGCCACTTAGGCAGTAGGGGGCTTGTGTTCGCTTGTATTCTTCAATATCAATATCCTCAGGCGGTTTCAAAGGTCTAAACTGAGCAATATAGTCAAATGGTTCTAAAGGTCCTTTGTAGGGGTACAAATAAGAGCTAAAGCCTCTTGCTTCATAAATAGTCATCTACACATTTACCCCCAAAAAGATAAGAATATCACTGACCTTGTAATAATGTTTCCTGGTGTCTTCTAGTGGTGGTTGGTATCGTCTTAACCCAGCATTTTCCCACCGTTTTAGGGTTTTACCTTTGATATTTAATTCCTCTTTGACTTGTTCGGCCGTGATCAACCCTAAAACTCTTGGTTTAGGTTTCTGGTAGGCTTCCAAAAAGCGATTAAAAGCGGTCAGGTTTTGTTCTAAGAGTTTGGCTTCATAATCTTGACTAAATACGTTCATGCCTAACCTCCTTTGAGTAATTCCTTATAACTGGTTAAATCGGCATTCAATAACACACTTAGGCGTTCCTGTTCCTTTTGTACTTGATTATAAAAGGCTTTAGCACCATCTAGTAATTCTTCTTTGTTAGCTGGGATAAAGTACCCACGATTGAATCCGTGTCTAATGCCGATAATAGGGACGTTATAGCGCGTGATTAAGCTACTGATGATACTTTGGACGGAGCGTTCTTCAAGTTTCAGTATTAAGCTAATCTCTGCCCCTGTAATGGGGTTGTCTGCTCCAACCTTGATCAGATTAAGGACACGTCTATAATTCTCTGGTAGTGTCATTCAGTTCCTCCCTAATTGTAATAATGGTTCTGTGATTGAATATAAGCCCCATAGTTTGCGTTCTGACGTGGTTTAGGGACTTGGGTATCTTCTGCTAAGTCAATCTCTATTAATGGCTTAGAACGGCTAAGAAGAAGCCCTAAGAGACCTAAAACAAAGAATAGAATAAGCGTCTGTGTTGGTGTAAAATTAAGTTCTTGCATGGTTACAACTCCTTTCTGTATTTACGTGTCGTCTTATCATGGTCAGAAATAAGGCACTTCAAAGCGCTACAACTCGTGTTTATAATTGCACTAGTTGTTTCCTTACTATATTCTTGAGCAGCCAAATCTAGGACATCTAGAATATCCATAAGTTGACCGCAAAGACCTTCATAATCTACCAAAATGTCGTTAGCGATTTCATTTAATTCTTTAATGTTTTTCATGCTGTTCCTCACTTAAATAAGTTTCTAGTTCCCCTGAGTCTTTCTCTGAACAAGGTAAACCGTTAACGGCTCTAAAGACAATCTCTGTGGTTCGTTGATAGTCTAAAGCGTCCCATGCTTCTTCAAAGCTGGTGGCACTTTTTCTGAATTTAATGACGTACTCTGTCATAACGTTAGCAATAATTACCCAAGCAATATGTTGGTTATATAGTCGAGTGAAAAAGGCTTCAGCTTTATCTTTGATGAGTTGGCGATTTTTGAACATTTCTCGCTGTTCGGGAGTGTACCTATCTTTTGAAAAAGGATTTGTTTCTACTCTATATTTCATTATGCTTTTTCTCGCTTAATTATTATTTTCTGTATAGTATTCTTATTGATTGCCGGTTTCTTATACTAGATTCATGCTAGTTTTAAGGGATAGCTCCCTACGTATGGTCAAAATAGCTTCAATATGCTATAATTTAAGATATAAAACCCCTTTAATAATAGCTTGCCTGCTTTATTAATTGAGTTTAGTTATACTAGTTGAAGGCTTGGAAGTTTGGTCGCTGTCAAAGCCTTTTTTGTTGTTTTCACGCGCCGTTTATTGGTGTGTTTTTTGTTTCATTGTTTTTATAATCTGGTAGGCTTTGGAAAACATTTCTTTGTGATCTCCGACAACCTCGCTGTTTCTAGTTAAATTTCTTTGAAGTGAAATTGCTAGATAAGTCTGTGCCTCGTTTAGTCTGTATACTTTCCTTGGGCGACCGACTCGCTTAGATTGTTTTTTCCTTTGTAAGTGACCCAAGTTTAAAAACCTATCGGCGTTATTGTCTATAAGTTTTACGACTGACAACGGTTGTACCTGTGTTACTTCAGCTATGATGTCGTGTGTGGTGTACGGCTCTTTCTTACCGTCCATGTAAACTAGGTTCATGGTAATCCTCCTTTATCCATAGAGTTCCGTTAGTTCTTTAAAATACTGATCAGGAATTTCATCCATAGCCACTTGTTGTAATTGAATGGCCTTTAAACGATTGGTGTCGCTAGCAGTCGGTTTATTAATAATTTCAGCCGTTGCCTGTACTTGCTTGAAATACTCTTCAAGCTTAAGTTGCCTTCCTGCGGAAACTTCTTCGGATATGGCTTTTCTGTTATTGATAATTTCAAAGGTATCAATTTCACCGTTTGCCATGGTGTAATCAATGTTATTTCGATACCGCCAAGCTGCTAATCTAAGCTTGATGTCTTTTTCAGACCAATCGGGAAGCCGTTCAGCAATCAGCTCTAGGCTCATTGTTCCTGTATCGTCAAATATCTGATGTAATAATTCTTGTGTAAATGGTGTTCTAGCCATTTGTTATTTGCCTGCCTTTCTTAATGGGTTGCTCTACTGTAAATAGCGTTTGAAACACTGATACCAAGGTCAAATTTATCCTTGATTACCATAAGTTCAACGGTATCATCTAATAACTGCTCTCTATCTTTTAACATTTGTTCAGTCATTTGAGATTTGCTAATCATCTTTGGTAACCCATACTTATTAGATACCGCTTTATTGGCAATCGTGTTGGCTTTGATAAGGTCAGTCTGTTTAACCTGTTCTAAGCCATTGACAAGCCTATTCATTGCCTGCTTCTGATGTTCTTTATCAAACATTCTAAATACTTGGAAGCCCTCTAGGCCTGTGCTTTGGCGTAGTTGTTTGATAATCTCAAATACCCATAATTTAAAGGTTTTGGCTTCCTTCTTACGACTTGAGAAGATAGTTTCATAAATGCCAAACTCATTAACGATTAACATTTCTTGTTGACGCCCTAAACTGTCTGCGACGTGGTTGTTTGAAACAACCTCATCTCCCAAACGTTGTTTAATAAATTTTGGATTCAGATCTAGTGCTTTAGCAATATCAGCTAGCACCGCCCACCATTCGCCTTGGTGCTCTACAAATCGGATAGTATATCCGTTCCATGTTTCTGTTTTGTTCATAGATTGCTCCTACAAGCTGATCAGCTTCACTAGTTGCTGAACTCGGTCAATCCCATTTGAAATATCAGCTAGATTATTTCGTATATAAGTTAGGTCACTTATACCTGGTAGTTTTTGGGTGCTTGGTTGAGCTAGTTCTTGCACCAATTCGCCTTGCATGTAATAGCCATTCAAGCGGATTTCTTTTAGAATGTTTTTGACTGCTTTTCTAAACTCTTTGGCTTTTGGTTTGTTTGAACGCATAAGCACTTCATAAAGTCCATGCTCAGTTAAAAACCAAACTTTTTGACCACTACGAAAATTTTTCGTAGTACCTTCTAAAGCCATTCCTTTAAGCTTTTCATCCTCATCTACTTTTCTTAGCATAGCTTGTACGTCATAGTACCCTTGGCTAGTTTTTGTGTAATCAATCATTTCAGCGACTGCCCTAGCCAAAAATAAAGGCTCCTGAATATCACCGTAAATGTCTAAAGGTTGTCCATGAAAATTTGTCGTTGTAATAACTTGCATAACCTGCTTTGTGTTGTCATTAGCTTCTTCAAAAATATTTACTTGTGTCATCATAGTTTCTTTCACCTCTCTATATAGCCTATTCAGTTTCTTTCTGCTTTCTTGGTTCGGGTTATGTTTACCCTGCCACCATTTACCAACTGTTCGGGGGTCTATTCCGATACGTTGACCAATAGCAACTAAATTCAAGTTGTAGGAAGTTCTCAGCTCATCTATGACCTTGCTATAATTCCTTCTCATTTCTTGCCTGCCTTTCTAATCAATAAAGTACTATTATTTTCGTACTTTTTTACCTAAAAAAAGGTTATCAATAGTGACACCGTACAAAGATGATAATTTTTGCAATAGTCCTAAAGAAATATCGGAGCTATCTTTTTCGTACTTTGAAATAGTTTGGGGATTTTTCCCAACCGCTCCAGCTACTTGTTTTAAAGTGTAACCAGCGTTGATTCGGGCAGCTTTTAGTGTAATTTGCGTCATGTTTTCAACTCCTTTCTAAAAAGCTATGGCTTAATAGTACTATTATTTTCGTACCAAGTCAATGATTTTTGTAGAAAAATATTAAAAAAATAGTACTTTTAGGTTTATTTGTGTTAGAATTAATTCAGATACAAAAAGAAAGGGGTAAGAGAAATGGCTAAAAATAGTCCCCAAGATTTAATAAATAGAGAAATTTTCTCAACAAATCTCAACATGCTTATGGCTAAAAAGAATATCAAACAGATAGATATTCACAACAAACTAGGAATACCTAAGAGTACGATAACTGGCTATGTTAAAGGTCGTTCACTCCCAACTGCTGGAAACGTTCAAAAGCTGGCGGACTTCTTCGGAGTTTTAAAATCAGACATTGACCCCCGTTTTGATTCTAATAATATTGAAACAAATAGTAATATTATCCCATCAACCCTACAAAAAGTAACATCTACTTTATCTCAGCTAGAACACAAGCGACAATTAAACGTCCTTGATTATGCTGAAACACAATTAGAACAACAAAACACAGTAGAAGAACCACAAGCCACCTACTACACTTACAATTACTACGACCACGCAGCTTCAGCTGGTACAGGTCAGTATCTAAATGATGTACAAGTAGAAACAATTGAATTACCAGTCGATTACGACGCTGATTTTGTCATACCGGTTTATGGCGATTCTATGGAACCCGAATACCATTCTGGGGACTATGTATTTATCAAACTATCTATTAACCTGTCAGATGGTGATATAGGAGTTTTTGAGTATTACGGTGATGCTTATATCAAACAACTTGTTATAAACGATTCTGGAGCATTTCTGCATAGTCTGAACGACAAGTATGACGATATACTCATAGATAGAGATAGTGATTTCCGTATTATCGGAGAAGTTATTGGGAGTTTTACATCTAAATCATGACTATCTGATACCCACGCGCCGAATTCCACTATTTTCCACTAATTTTGGTTGCTTTACCTTTAAGGACTCGCTTTTTGCTCTTTAAGACAGCCGAAAAGTCCGATTTTCTGAATACTATATGCTAAAAATGCCAACTGATTTTAGAAGCTGTCACAACGGAAAAAGTAAATTAAGAAACGACCGATATATCAAGTTTTTTCAAGTTCTTTAAGTGAATTTCCCGAGCGTTTTAGGACTATTGAAATAGGTTGACGTATTATGTCAGTACTTGCCAACATTTTCCAGCATTCCGAAATGCGACCATGTGTTCGTGTTTGGGAGTAGTAACCTTCTATTCTCGGAGTTCGCTCGGGGTTCAGCATTATGCGCGTGGAATAAAATTAGCTACCTTACTGTAACCTTACAGTACCGCTCATTTTATGACCTGTTGAATTTCCGTGTATAAATGCCAACTTTACCATCTCTGTGCACACGCAAATACCTTGATACGCCTTTGATTTTCTTTAATTACAAGACCCTCAAAACTTGGCAAAAATTGAGGTATAATCGGAACTTTTCGGAACTTTTTGTTGGCGGTAATTAAAAAAACTGTCTGCGCGTGGCCAGTGGTTGCATAAAGTGTTATAAATTATTGTATAAAATTATTTTTATTCATTTTGGTAGCATTAAGGAATGTTAAGAGCGCTAAAGACTATACTTTCTAACTATACCCTTTGACTTCTTTATCAAACAAAGCTATAATGGACATAGAAAAAGGAGATTGCGCAAACAATCTCCTGTGGTAACACCGTTTAAGACGGCAGCCTTACCGTATTTGTTTATACTTTCTATAAACCGTCCACGATTGGCTAAAGTGTGGGACGGTTTTTCTATTTGTTCTTGTTATTCATGATAGCTACTATCAGAGTACCAAAGGCAATCATTTTCAAGAGCTCGAATCTATGTAGACCTTGACCTAGTTTTTAGATATGCAAAACTTGCTCTGAAACTCTTTATACCTTACCATTAGACCATAGAAAGGAAAAGCAACTATTTCCAAAATGGAAACAGTTCAACTTGAAGGCTCTAGGGAAGTAATCAGACAGGTCGACTATTGCAACCTAGATGCCATTATCTCCGTTGGTTATCGATTCTAGAATATACCGAATGGCGCAACTTTAACTAGGTTATTGACAAGGTGAAAATAGATTTTGAAAACTCTGAAAAGCGTGTGGTTGCCAATTTTGTTTACGTCAAAAAAACTGTACAGATCAATTTTGGAGGGCGTGAAAAAACTAGAAAGGAAATATATGGAGAATTTAAGTACGAGGTTAGTTGATAAAAGTATTGAAGCTTTTATTATGGGACTTGAAATATACAATAAACCAACGATTAAGTACCGAATTGAGGGCTTTAGTTTCTTTATCTGTAATGCTTGGGAATTGATGCTTAAAGCTGAAATGTTAAATCGTAATCAATCAATCTATTTTAAGGATAATCCAGATAGAACACTAAGCTTAGAAGGTGTTATTAAAAAAATATACTCGGACGACAGCACTAGAATTCGACTTAATCTTGAGCGCATTATTGAACTAAGGAATATTAGTACTCACTACATAACAGAAGATTATGAATTAAAGTATGCTCCACTTTTCCAAGCTTGTGTACTTAACTATGTCAATGAACTTCAACGATTTCATTCAAGAGATGTTACAAAGGCCATTTCCCAAAATTTTTTAACTATCACTGCAACTTACGAACCATTATCTAACGAACAAATTAGATTAAAATACCCTGCGGAAATTGCTGAAAAATTCATCCAACAGGCAAATGCCATAGATGTCTTAGTGACAGAGTATAATTCTGATAAATTCGCTATTGGTGTTAAACAAAATCTTTATATTACTAAGAAAAAATCTGAAGCCGATTTTATAGTATCAATTGCAAATCAATCACCTTCTCAAGTTGCTATTTTAAAAGATTTGAAAGATCCATCAGAAACGCACAAGTATTCATATGCAAATATTATATCTGTTGTAAACGATAGACTAAATAAAAAGAATATTAAACTTAATTATAAATCTGGTTTTAATCAATATGTCCTAACATTAGTGATTGATTTCTATTCAATAAAGTCTGATGAAAAATATTCTTATTGCCATAAAATAGGTAAGTCTGAACATTACACTTATTCTCAAAAATTCGTTGATTTTATTATCTCTGAAATAGAAAAAGACCCCCAACATTTTGTTGAAAGTCTGAAAAAATCTAAATAAAAAAGATAACCCCTGGCACATAGGAATGCTCAGCCCGAAGGCTTACCCCATTCTGGGACCCAGCGTTAATCCTTCACAAGTTATCTTTGTTAACTATAATTATATCACGCGCGTGCTAAATGTAAAGGATTTTGTTAGCTAACTAGTAAGCTAACTTTGTCAAAGACCCCTGAAAAACAGCTTTAAATCATCCGTAATCGCATTTTAACCTTTAACCAGGTAAATTTACCGACTTCTCCAAAACAAACGAAATAAGAGTCTTCTCGTAAGTCTAACCATGATATGAACTAATCTAAAACCCTTTTGATAATAGCTTGCCTGCTGATGGAAAGGTTTATGATCATGAAAATAACAGAACATAAGAAGAAAAACGGTACAATCGTTTATCGTGCTAGTATTTATCTAGGCATTGACCAAATGACAGGTAAGAGAGTAAAAACAAGCATCACAGGAAGAACAAGAAAAGAAGTTAATCAAAAAGCCAAGCACGCGCAGTTTGACTTCCTATCTAATGGATCTACAATTAAAAGAAAAGTTGTGATTAAAACATTTAAAGAACTTAGTCATTTATGGCTTGAAACCTATAAGTTAACAGTAAAGCCTCAAACTTATGATGCTACTGTTACTAGACTTAATCGACATATTATGCCAACTCTGGGCAATATGAAGGTTGATAAGATAACCGCTAGTGATATTCAAATGCTGATTAATAGATTATCTAAATATTACGTCAATTATACTGCGGTACGTTCAGTCATCCGAAAAGTTCTCCAACAAGGAGTATTGCTAGGGCTAATAGATTATAACTCAGCAAGAGATATTATCCTTCCAAGGAAGCAGCCAAACGCTAAGAAAAAAGTTAAGTTTATTGATCCGTCTGATTTGAAATCTTTTTTAGAACATTTAGAAACTAGTCAACACAAACGCTATAACCTTTACTTTGATGCAGTTCTCTACCAACTTTTATTATCCACTGGCTTGAGGATAGGCGAAGCCTGTGCATTAGAGTGGGGAGATATTGACCTAGAAAATGGTACAATAGCCATTAATAAGACTTACAATAAAAATTTGAAGTTTTTGAGTACAGCTAAAACCCAGTCAGGCAATAGAGTGATTAGTGTTGATAAAAAGACCCTTAGAAGCCTAAAGCTATATCAAATGAGACAGCGACAATTATTTAATGAGGTTGGTGCGCGTGTGTCGGAGGTAGTGTTTGCCACACCAACACGAAAGTATTTTAATGCTTCGGTTAGACAAAGCGCTTTAGATACTAGGTGTAAGGAAGCAGGGATTGAACGCTTTACCTTTCACGCTTTTAGACACACTCACGCTAGTTTATTGCTGAACGCTGGTATTAGTTATAAGGAACTTCAGTACCGTCTAGGACATGCGAATATCAGCATGACTTTGGATACCTATGGCCATCTTTCTAAGGACAAAGAAAAAGAAGCTGTTTTATATTATGAAAAGGCTATGAATAATTTATAA